CAAACCTAAAAATACAAGATGAGAAAACTAGTTTGTCAGCGAGATATGCTTTTGCTGATAAATCAACGTTAAGATATCCATCTAAATCAATAACAATGCCAGACAAAACAGTATCGTTCTCATTGAACAATGCTGACTATGAGTCTGTTAAAAAACTATACACTAATTTAAGTCTACCTGATATTGCATTTAAAGGCGAAGGTGGTAAGATTAAGTTAGTTGCATTAGATAAAAAGAATAGCAATTCTAACAAATCATCTATTACAGTTGGCGAAACTGATATAGAGTTTACTGCATACATTAAGGCTGAGAATATGAAAATTATTCCTGGCGATTATGATGTTGCATTATCAAAAGCAAAAATTGCTCATTTCATAAACAAAAAGGTACAAGTACAATACTGGATTGCTTTAGAAGCTGACTCAATATTTTAAGGTTAATATATGTCAGATTTTCTATGGGTTGAAAAATACCGTCCACGAAAAATATCCGAATGTATCTTAACTGAAGATTTAAAGAATACTTTTTCTAAATTTCTTATTCAAAAAGAAATACCAAATCTTCTTCTTTCAGGAACAGCAGGTACAGGTAAAACAACAGTTGCTCGTGCCTTATGTGAAGAACTAGGTGCTGATTATCTAATCATCAATGGTTCAGATGAAGGTAGACACATTGATACTTTACGTACTACAATCAAAAACTTTGCCTCTACTGTATCGTTAGAGGGTGGGTCTAATCACAAAGTTGTAATTATTGATGAGGCAGATTATATGAATGCTGATAGTGTTCAACCTGCGTTAAGAAACTTCATTGAAACGTTTTACAAAAACTGTAGATTTATTTTTACTTGTAATTTTAAAAACAAAATCATACCTGCATTACATAGTCGTTGTACAGTTATTGATTTTCGTATTACAAATGGTCAAAAAGTAAAAACTGCTACTGCATTTTTAAAAAGACTAGGTGAGTTATTAAAATCAGAAAATATAGAGTTTGATAACAAAGTACTTGCTGAACTAATACAAAGACACTATCCAGACTTTAGAAGAACTATAAACGAATTACAACGTTATTCTGTAAGAGGTAAGATAGATAGTGGCATACTTGTATCTATGTCAGAAATCAACAATAAAGAGTTGATTAAGTTTCTAAAAGAGAAAAGATTTGGCGATATGCGTAAATGGGTTGTTCAAAACCTAGACAAAGATCCGTCTTCTTTATTTACAGGTATCTATGATATTCTGTACAAACATCTACAACCTCAATCTATACCTGCAGCCGTTCTAACAATTGCTGACTACCAATATAAATCCGCCTTTGTGGCTGACCATGAGATAAATATGGTTGCCTGCCTAACACAAATCATGGCAGAATGTAAATTTAAGTAGAAGGATAAGATATGGCGAGAAGAACTTTGTGGCGAAAACTTATAGTTAGAGCACGAATGTTTTGGGCTGATATAAGAGGTCATCACGGTAAGGTATGGAATTATGAACCAGGCGATTACTACATGGGTTCTCATAGAGGTCACAAAAAACATGAAAAACATGATTGAATATAAATTATCTGATTACTTAAATGCACTTAACTGGTCAAAAGTTAATCTGCTAGATGGTGACGATCTCACTTGGGAAAAGAAATATCCACCCTATGTTATAAACCGTTGTCTTTCACAACACGTTGACGCTATAATGATGGCAAACGAGATGAATATTCATCACAGCCTCAACAAGCGTTTACAGTATCATTTTCTACTAAATAGTATTCGTAAGAGAAAACGATTTGGCGGCAAGTGGACAACTACTGCTAAGTCTAAAAATTTAGAGTATGTAAAAGAATATTATGGTTATAGCAATACAAAAGCAAAGGTAGCCCTAGACATACTAGATAAAAAACAATTGAGTCTTATCAAACAAAAACTTGATAAGGGTGGGAGAAACAAATGAGTGAAGAAAATTTTAATTGGTCACCTGAGCAAATGTTAGAGGTTACCCTCAAACAACCAGATGACTTTCTAAAGATCAGGGAAACCTTATCCAGAATAGGTGTTGCAAGTCGTAAAGATAAAACTTTATTTCAAAGTTGCCACATACTACACAAACAAGGTAAATATTACATAGTACATTTCAAAGAACTTTTTGCTTTAGATGGTAAGAAAGCTACACTAGTTGAGAATGATGTACAAAGACGTAACACAATATCCGTTTTACTACAAGATTGGAATCTACTAACAATAGTAAAACCAGAGGCTGCTGAAAACAAAGCACCTTTATCACAAATAAAAATCATAGCATTTAAAGAAAAAAGCGAGTGGACTTTACAAGCAAAATATAATATTGGAAAAAAACAATCAACTGAAGAAAATAAAACTGAATAGGAGTATATTATGATTAGATTATACAGACTCTCATCTGGAGAGGACGTAATAGGTACGCCACAAGAAAGCGATAAAGCATTTCACGTGGCACTAAAGAAACCCTTTGTATTAATTCCAATGCAAGGACAGCCTGGTAAACCTATGCAAATAGGATTTCATCCGTACATACCGTACACAAAAGATGAAGTAATACATATTAAAGAGGCAAATGTAATTACAGAAACAACACCAGACGACAATATGATTAACGCTTATCAGCAAAATACTGGTCAGCTAGTTACACCTAAAAGTAAAATTATTACGTAATTGACTTTTTGAATTTTTTTTGTTATAATAGGATATGAATTTGGCGAGTAGTTTTTATACAAACGTTGTAGAGCATAAAGGTAAACTTCTTATAAGAGGTGTCAATAATGGACAATCTTATTTAAGTCGTATCAACTACAATCCTAAACTATACCTACCTACAAGAGATCAAACAAAATATAAAACACTAGACGGCGCTTACTTAAAAGAAAAGCGATTTGATTCTATATCAAAAGCAAAACATTTTTATAGTGAGTATAATACAATACCAGAGTATAAAATCTTTGGTATGAATAGATACAACTATCAATACATCGCTGACGAATACAAAGGCGAGGTAAGATGGAATAAAGACTACATTAAGATATTCACACTTGATATAGAAACCGAGTGTGAGAACGGCTTTCCAGATCCTGATACTGCAAAAGAAACGATTATCTGTATCACTATAAAAAATCACAGCAATAAACAGATTATTACATGGGGTACAGGTGACTTTATTTCTAAAAAATCTAACGTAACTTATGTAAAATGTCAAAACGAAAAGCACATGTTGCTAGAGTTTTTAAAATTCTGGTGTAAAAATCATCCTGATATTTTAACAGGTTGGAATGTAAAATTTTTTGATATGCCTTATCTTATGAATCGTATGAGATATATCTTTGACAATGATACAATTAATAAAATGTCACCATGGAATTATGTCAACGCAGATAGAATACAACTTGGTAATAAAAGCAATCAGATATGGAATATACTAGGTCTATCTGTACTAGATTATTTTGATTTGTATAAAAAGTTTACGTATGTCCGACAAGAAAGTTATAAACTAAATTACATTGCTAAAGTAGAACTAGGCGAACAGAAATTAGATAATCCATATGAAACGTTTAAAGATTTCTATACAAAAGATTATCAAAGATTTGTAGAGTACAATATACAAGATGTAGAACTCGTTGATAGACTCGAAGACAAAATGAAATTGATTGAGTTATGCCTGACTATGGCATATGATTACAAGGTAAACTATACAGATGTTTATTCGCAAGTAAGATGTTGGGATACAATCATCTACAATCATTTACTTACAAAAGATATTATTATACCACCTAGAGAAGATCAGGTTAAGGATACACAATACGAAGGTGCATATGTAAAAGATCCACAACTAGGTTTACATAACTGGATTGTTTCGTTTGATTTAAACAGTTTGTATCCACATTTAATTATGCAATACAATATTAGTCCTGAAACGTTTATAGGTGTAGAACCTAAAGCAGTAGGTGTAGAAAACTTTTTAGATGAAAAATTAAATCTCAAATGGGCAACAGATCGTAACGTGACTATTGCACCAAACGGCGCAATGTTTAAAAGAGATAAACAAGGTTTCTTACCTGAACTTATGGAGAAGATGTACACCGAACGTGTAGTATATAAGAAAAAGGCAATTGAGGCCAAGATAGAATATCAAAAAACAAAAGACCCAATCTATTCAAACGAGATTTCTCGTTGTCACAATATACAGATGGCAAAAAAGATTTCGCTTAACTCTGCTTATGGTGCAATCGGCAATCAATACTTCAGATACTTTGATGTAAAACAGGCAGAGGCAATTACACTAGGTGGTCAGTTATCTATACGTTGGATTGAAAGAGATGTTAATAAGTTTATGAACAAGATATTAAGTACAGATAATATAAATTATGTTGTGGCGTCTGACACAGATTCAATATATCTAAAACTAGATTCACTTGTTCAAAAAGTCTGTAAAGATAAATCAACAAAACAGATTGTTGACTTTTTAGATAAAGCAGCTGAAGAAAAAATACAAAAAGTTATTGATAGTAGTTTTGAAAATCTTGCAAAATATGTAAATGCTTATCAACAAAAAATGATTATGAAACGAGAAGCAATTGCTAACAAAGGCATATGGGTTGCTAAAAAACGATACATGATGAATGTATTTGATGAAGAAGGTGTCAAATATGATATACCTAAACTAAAAATTATGGGTGTTGAGGCAGTTAAATCATCTACACCTGAAGTCTGTAGAGGTAAGATTAAGGATGCTATCCGTGTGATTATGAACGATAGTGAAGACTCTTTAATAAAATTTGTAAATGAGTTTAAAGAAGTCTTTATGACACTTTCACCAGAAGAGGTTGCTTTTCCTAGATCATGTAATAATCTTGGTAAATATACTAACTCATCTAATATCTACAACAAAGGTACACCTATACATGTTAAAGGTTCATTGATATATAATCATAATATTAATAAACATAAACTACAAAGAAAATATCCTATTATTAAAGATGGCGATAAAATAAAATTCTTAATGTTAAAACAACCTAATACAGTTAAAGATACTGTTATTTCTTTTGCTACAAAGATACCAGAAGAATTTGATCTACACAAATATGTTGACTATGAATTACAATTTGAAAAAACATTTACTGATCCGTTAAGATTTATACTTGAATCTATTGGTTGGAAACTAGAACGCCAGGCAACACTAGAGGCGTTTTTCGGGTGATAGAAGCAATGACGTTATTATACTTGACAATTTTTCTAGCTGTTAAAGCAGGTCAACGTATTGCAATGACAAATATAAAAACAACAACATTTTTAATTATGACACTACTAGTATGGATATATCTAAAAAGTATAATGTAATATACGCAGACCCACCATGGTCTTTTAAAACGTATTCTAATAAGGGCAAAGATAGAAGTCCTGAAAAACATTATAACGTTATGAGTTTCAAAGACATATGTAATATGCCTGTAAACAATATAGCAAATGACAATGCAGTATTACTAATGTGGGTTATTGATCCTTTATTAGACAAAGCATTTGAAGTAATTAATGCTTGGGGTTTCAAGTACAAAACTGTAGCCTTTACATGGGCGAAAACAAATAAGAAATCAGATGGATTTTTTACAGGTCTAGGTTACTGGACTAGAGGTAATCCTGAAATGTGTTTACTTGCAACAAAAGGTAAACCACAACGTGTTAGTAAATCAGTACCTCAATTGGTTGTAGAAAAACGTAGAGAGCATAGTCGTAAACCAGATGTTATGTATAGTCATATAGAGAATCTATTACAAGGCCCATACATAGAATTGTTTGCTAGACAACAAAGAGAAGGTTGGGATAGTTGGGGAAATGAGGTAAATAAATGGAATTGACATTAGCAATATTATGTGTTATAATGATATATGGTTTTATAGTATTATTATTAAAGAAATGGAATGATGAGTCAGTTAAGTAAATACGCAGATGAGAATAAATTACCTGTAATGGATCAACAGACCTTTGAAATGGTCACTAATGATATGGGTAAAGAAAAATTTAGAGAAGATTTAGCACAATACATTGCAGACAATAGACCAAAGTTTCCTTTAAAGGAGATTTCACATGAAGCAATGCGTCAGGCATTTAAATCCTTACAAAAACAAGATGTATGGGAGTTTGTAAAACCTATAGAAGTACTAGAAAAAAATGTAAAAGAAAAGTATGATGATTACAAATATAATTTTAAAGACCACGGTCTAGGTATCATAGACGCACCATCTAATTTTAATAACATATCAAATTACTTTCATCAACATTTAAGATTGAATTGTGGTAGTTTTGGTTTCAAAGCACCTATAGATGTATGGGAGAATGGTACAGCAAAAGACATATGGCGTTGTCTAGGTCCTATATGGCGTGGTATTAATGGTATGAAACCTGTTGAAGTAGATAACAAAATAGAATTAAGAGGTGGTAGATTAGACGATAAGAGTTACATGTCAGCGTTTAGATTAGGTACGTATATCGCAACACAATTTAAACCTAATGTAGCAAAGACAATCTATCAGATGACAAATGCCAAAAGAGTATTAGATACATCATGTGGTTGGGGTGATAGACTTGCAGGTTTTTTTACTAGTGACGCTGAAGAATATATCGGTTGTGATCCTAACCCTAATACATATAAACAATATTTAAAACAAGTAGAAACATATAATAGTTTCTTATCTAAACCTAAAAAGGTAACTATCTATAACTGTGGTGCTGAAGATTTACCATGGGATAAAATTGATAATATAGATTGTGCATTTACAAGTCCACCATACTTCTCTACAGAAAGATATAACGAGGGTGGTGAAAAAGAAGAAAATCAATCATGGCATAAGTTTGATGAATATTCTAAATGGCGTGATGACTTTTATTTACCTGTTGCTCAAAAGAGTTTTGAAAGATCAAAGCATATGTTTGTAAACATCATGGATCCTAATATAAAAAACAAAAGATACTATAGTAGCGATGAACTTGTTGATAGTTTAAAAGATAACTTTGTAGGACAAATAGGTATGAGGATTATGCAACGACCTAAATCAGATAAACTATTTGAGAGTGACGAAGAAAAGGCAGAGTTTATGAACCGAATATATATTGAAAACGTTTGGTGCTTTTCAAAAGAGAAATTAGATTACTTTAGACATAGTAGAAGGGCTACACTATTTTAAGACGCTTGACAAAACACGATAATACTGTTATAATACATACACATAAGGAGAATTGATATGAGTGATTTTTTAAAAGACATAATAAAAGAAACTGGTAATGAATATGCAACACTAGTAAGTGAAGGCGTAGAAGCAGGTGACGTTGATTCGTTTATTGACACAGGCTCACTTGCCTTTAATGCGTTACTATCAGGTTCTATCTTTGGTGGAATGCCATCAAACAAAATTACAGCAATCGCAGGAGAAGCTGCAACAGGTAAAACTTTCTTTGCATTAGGAATAGTAAAAGCATTTTTAGATAAGAACAAAGACGCTGGTGTAATATACTTTGAATCAGAAAGTGCATTAACAAAAGAATTAGTTGAAAGTCGTAGTATAGACAGTACAAGAATGGTGATTGTACCAGTTGCTACAGTACAAGAATTTAGACACCAATCAATCAAAGTAATTGACAAATATTTAGAACAAGACGAGAAGACTAGAAAACCTATTATGTTTGTATTAGATAGTTTAGGTATGTTATCTACTACAAAAGAAATGCAAGATACAGCAGATGGCAAAGAAACTAGAGATATGACAAGGTCTCAAATTGTAAAAGCTGCATTTAGAGTATTGACTTTAAAACTTGGCAAAGCAAAAGTACCTATGATTATGACCAATCATACATATGATGTTATTGGCTCAATGTTTCCTCAAAAGGAGATGGGTGGTGGCTCTGGCCTTAAATACGCTGCAAGTAATATCGTGTATCTATCTAAACGTAAAGAGAAAGATGGCAAAGAAGTCATTGGTAATATTATTCATTGTAAAAATTACAAGTCAAGGTTGACAAAAGAGAATGCTTTAATTGATGTAAGATTAACTTATAAAGACGGCCTAGATAGATATTATGGACTATTAGACCTTGCTATTAAACACAATATATTCAAGTCGGTATCAACTAGAATAGAATTACCTGACGGAACAAAACAATATGCTAAAACTATCAATAATGAACCTGATAAATTCTTTACTAAAGATGTTCTCGCTCAACTTGACGAAGCAGCCAAAAAAGAATTCCTCTATGGCTCAGAGTAAATTTGTATTTGCTCAACGTGACGCTGACGACTATAGCTGTATAAAGATTGTAGAAGGTGAATACAAAGACATCATATACACATATGGTCACGTAAAGTTTGCCTCGGAAGAAAATCAACAAGGCGAATTGCCTTTAAAGTTTGATTATGATGTAAAGAAAAATCCTAATAATGTTGATACAACAAGTATTGATTTTAGAAATTATATTGGCGACATACTAATAGAAGTCGTTGAAAAGCAATTAGAAAATGGTACAATTAGATTCGAAAAATAATTACATAGTTACATATAAAAATGTACTAGACAAAGATCAATGTCAACACCTAATTGATAAGTTTGAAGACTCACCACATCAACAAACTAAAACCAATTTAAAAGGACATATGTCATTTACAGAAATTAATCTTAACATGTTTTCAGACTGGAAAGAGTATTCAGATATAATCTTTCCTAAATTAAGACAGGTTGTTGACAAATATGTAAAAGATGTTAATATAGACTCATTAAAACAATGGCCAGAAAAGTTTGGCTTTGAACAGATAAGATTTAAGAAGTATGAACCTAACAACGAAGATGAATTCCAAACACATGTAGATGTGACTAACTATAATAGTGCTAGAAGATTTTTAGTTTTTTTTATGTATTTAAATAACAATGATGGCGGCGAAACAACATTTCCTGATTACGATATATCAGTTAAACCAGAGGCAGGTAAGGTGCTTGTATTCCCACCTCTATGGCCATTTAAACACGCAGGAGAAAAACCAATTAATCAACCAAAGTATATTATAGGGAGTTATCTACATTATGTTTGAGAAGACACTTTTATCCAACCTAGTCTTTAACGAAGACTTTACAAGAAAAACATTACCATTTATTAAACCTGACTTCTTTAAAGGTAGAGATGAGGTTACTCTATTTAATATCATAAGTGATTTTGTTGTCAAGTATAATAATCTCCCTACAAAAGAAGCAATTCAAATTGAATTATCAAATAACAAGACACTTACCGAAGACGAATTTAAAAATACAAACACATTATTAAACAGTTTACAACACGAAGAAGTTGAACAACAATGGTTGTTAGATACAACAGAAAAGTTTTGTAAAGATCGTGCTGTGTATAATGCAGTATTACAAGGTATTCAAATTATAGATGGTAAAGATAAGAAACATACACCAGAAGCAATACCTAGTATCTTATCAGAAGCGCTTGGCGTTTCGTTTGATAGACATATAGGACATGACTATCTAAATCAGGCAGAGGACCGATTTGAATATTACCATAGAACTGAAGCAAGATTAAAGTTTGATCTTTCATACTTCAATAGAATTACAAAAGGTGGTCTACCACCTAAAACTTTAAACATAGCTCTTGCAGGCACAGGTGTTGGTAAATCTTTGTTTATGTGTCATGTTGCAAGTAGTGTTATATCGGAAGGTAAAAATGTATTGTATATAACTTTAGAAATGGCTGAAGAACGTATCGCAGAAAGAATTGACGCTAACTTATTAGATGTAACTATTGATGATCTTTATGAAATGCCAAAAGAAATATACGATAATAAAACATCTAAAATGCAAAACAAAACCAATGGTCAATTAATTATCAAAGAATATCCTACGGCGTCTGCTCATGCAGGTCATTTTAAATCTTTGTTAGATGAACTTGCCCTAAAGAAAGCATTTAAACCTGATTTAATATTCATTGATTATTTGAATATATGTACTAGTAGTAGATTTAAAGGTGGCAATATTAACTCCTATACTATGGTTAAATCTATCGCTGAAGAATTAAGAGGTCTTGCAGTACAATATAATGTGCCTATTGTATCTGCCACACAAACAACCAGAACTGGTTATCTATCAAGTGATGTAGGACTTGAAGATACTTCAGAAAGTTTTGGTCTTCCTGCAACTGCTGACTTTATGTTTGCTCTTATTTCAAATGATGAACTTGAAGAACTAGGTCAAATTAAAGTTAAACAATTAAAAAACAGATATAATGATCCTGCTGTCAATCGTGCATTTATAATTGGTGTAGATAGAAGTAAGATGAGATTGTATGATGTAGAGCAATCGGCTCAACAAATTGTAGATAGTAACCAAGAAAGTAAGGAGAAGATTGAAAAACCATCAGGCCCACAATCAGCTGAGGCCTATGATAAATTTTCAGACTTTAAAATATAATGAAAGAAAAAATAATAGAAGAATTGAAAACAGTCCACGATCCTGAAATGCCATCTGTAGATGTATTTAATTTAGGATTAATTTACGATATTGACATTAAAGAAGATAAAGTAACAGTTACCCACACATTAACATCTATGATGTGTCCTATGGCAGATAAAATAAGTAGTGATATAAAAGAAGCTACTGAACGTGTAGCAGGCTATGGTAATGTAAAAATAATTCTTACACACACTCCACCATTTAGTAAAGATATGTTAAGTGAAGAAGCTAAATTAATATTAAATCTATGAGGAAAACAATGGATACAAAAAGAAAAAGAAAACCATCTATCTATTACAGGACAGAGA